GTGACGTGATAGTCGTAGACCAGATTGGTCGGATTATAGGCGAAGGTCGCGGTGTTGACGACATAGGCCTTGCCGTTGATCTGGCTCATCCCGCCGACCCCGTCGATCCATACCTTCTGGCCGACCTGCAGCCACGCCGGGTTGGCGTCATTGCCATAGGCGTAGACCATGCCGGGGTTGGCCTTGCTGATCAGCGCGATCACCGCCGAGGCGGTATAGTCGCCAGCCGGTGCCCCCGACGGGATGCCGGGGTTGCTCTCGTCGGCGCCGATCACGGCGGTCACCGCGTAGCTCTGCTGGGTCGGCGTGCCCGGCGTGGTCGTGGCAGGCGTCGCGGTCGCCGAGATCCCCGACGGCGGCGGCGTCGAGGGCCTGAAGCTGACCGGGGTGAAGGTCCATTTGAGCGGGCCGTAGCGACGCAGTTCGTGGACCTCGTAATTGGGGTGGGTGAGGGTGATGACGTCGTTCGACTGGACGTACTTGATCGTCCTCAGATCGGCCTCGGCGTAGATGTTGGGTATCTCGTAGATGTTCTCGGGCATCGCGTACCAGTAGGTCGTGTCGCTGATGAACACGCCGGTGTGCGCGACCTTGCAATAATAGGCGACCCCGGCGCCGCCGAGCACGACGTCGCCCACCGCATAGGGGATGGTCGGGTTCCAGAACCCGGCGGTGTTGGGGGTCAGCGTGGCGCCCATGCTGTGCGCGCGGAAATAGCCCTCGCCGATCTCGATCACCATCGTCTCGTCGATCGCGAAGGTCGCCGGGATCAGCCTTGTATACTTGGCCGGGAACTTGGTCGGGTTGACCATGCCGAACCCCGAGCGGTTCTCAGCGGGACCATGCGGCTTGACGACGAAGTTGCGGCAGGTCTCGACCCCGGTCTGGAACTTGGGGTCGTCGATCCGCCCGAAGAACTCGGGGGATACCTCGCCGCCGGTGAAGCTGCGTGTAAACGTCTTCGGGTTCGCCACTATTTGAGCCCCTCGTAGAACGGGCTGTTGCCGCCGCGCAGGCGCTTCTTGGCGTGGTCGATAGCCTTGAGCAGGATGCTGTTAGGGACCGTCTTGGTGACTTGGTCGATCGGCTCGTTGAGCAGCCACTTGACCTCGCTCTTGTCGAGCGTCGGCACCATCAGCGGCACGTCGATCTCCTTGCCGTTGATACCGACGCCGATGCTCATCTCCGAGGCGACCGTGCCGTCGGTCCTGCGCATCATCCCGAGCCAGCCGCGCCCCTTGGGGCTGCCGTCGACACGCCGCCCCCACGGCGCCGACGGGTCCTCGCCGGGGTCGGGCTGGATGTCGGGATCGGGGCCGGGCGGTATGCTCGCCATCAGCGGGACCTTATCCACGGAGCGTCGCGCTCGTTCAGCTGCTGGCTTCCCGAGGCATCGCTCGACGCTGCCTCGGCCATCTTCTGCATGTAGAACTTGTAGCTGCTCTCGGCGATCTTCTGCCCGGTCTCGCCCTTGATGATCGGTCCCGCGATATAGCTCGCGAGCAGCCAGCTGAGCGCGGTCGAGAACAGCGGGCTGAACCGCTCGGGTTCGACGCTGTGGTGGATGTAGCGCAGCACCGCGCCCTCGACATTGGTCAGCACCAGCTTGGCGCCGTCATCGCCTGCCTCGATGTCGAACGGGATCAGCACCTTGTGCTGCGAGCCGAGGGTCAGGTCCATCACCTCGAGCGCTCGGACCATCTCGCCGGGGGCGGCATAGGCATATTGCCAGCCCGCCGGGGTGGTGGCGAGCGGCACGCCGAGGCTGACCCGCCGCGTCGCGAAGCTCCACGCCCTGCTCTCGATGATCTCGTCGCGGGCGATCGGGTAGAAGCGCGCACACACCGACGCGTTGGCGCTGCCCTCGGGCGGGTCGATGCTGGTCACCGTCGCACCGTCGCCGATGTGGCTGAGCGCCATGTTCACGATGTCGACGGCATTCGCCATTGCGGGCTCCCGAAACAATTGAGGGGGCGCGAAGCCCCCTCAAGCGCACGACCCGCGCGACCGGGGCGTGGATGCTGTGATCAGGCCAGCGGCTTGGTCTTGTCGACTTCCTTGCCCTCGGCCTTGGCGCGCTTGGCTTCCTGCTCACGGCGCTCCTCGGCCTGCTGGCGGCGGATCTCTTCCCTCTTGTCCTGATCGACGCTGTCGCGCACCCGGTTCTCGGCCTCGCTCGCCTTGGTCTGGGCGCGGGCCTTGCCGCCCTCGAGGGTGCGGTGGCGCGCATCGTCATTGTCGTCGTCGCTGCCCACCACGTCGGCGGGCATCAGGTCGTCCTCGGCGCGTCCCGTGCGGGTCGAGCGCGCCAAGGTCAGCGGCGCCTCGCCGCCGCCCCCGATCGGCTCGAGATTGGCCGAGGGATCGCCGACATAGTCGACCTCCTCGCCGGGTTCGTAGAGCCGGTCGTTGATGAACGAGCGCTCGAGCACCCGGTAGCGCTGGGCGGGCTCGACGGTGCGCGCATCGGCGCCCTGCTTGCCGGTCGGGCGGGTGTCGCTCGCGGCGTCGCGCGCCCGGCGCTGGTCGTCGTCGCGCTGCTTCTGCTCTTCCTGCCTGCGACGCTCGGCATCTATGCGCTGCTGCTCTTCCTGCTTGTCGGTCATGTTGGTCTCCTTGGCGCCGCCGATCAGAGGATGGCGTAGCCGCTCTGGTAGTTCTGCTGCTTCGAACGGTCGCCGGTGAAGGGACCGATGCCGCCATTAACCGAGCCAGCCGTGGTTGTTCCCACCGAGACGACCTGCCCGCCGACATAGCGGCGCAGGGTACGCGGATCGACCTTGCCGATCGGCCCCGAGGTGGCGAGCACCGTCACGTTGGTGGTGAGGGCGGCATCGTCCGCCGAGATCACCTGCACGTCCATCCCGGTGCCGCCGACCACGGCGTTGATGAAGGTGACGTTGAGGTAGAGCGGCTGGCCCTCGCCGAGGTCGGCGGACTGCAGCTGCTTGGTGGCGCCGGTGGTGTCGATCGACGAGCCCGACACGATCGTCGTCGCCGCCCCGAACACGTTCTGCGCGACCACGTTCCCGGCAGCGTCGAAGCTGCCGAAGATGTGGGTGAATGCGTCAACTACGGCCATGATGATATCTCCTGCTGGCTGGCCTCAGACGACCCGCGCCTCGGTGTTGAGAAGGGCGTCCGTCCTGCGGAGCGGGATGCCGTCGAACGATGTCCAGCTGTGCGACTTGCCGAACTGGTTGAGCCCGCTCTCGATCGCCAGCACGTTGCCGGTCTGGGTCATCGCCTGAATGCGCATCATCGAGTGGACCGTGCGGTTCATGTAGAACACCGGGGTCACCGATCCGAGGCTCGGCAGATGGTCGATCGCACGCGCCATCAGCTTCATCAGGTTGGCGGGCGTGGTCTCGCCGACGAGGTTCGAGACATCGATGTTGGCGATCCGGACGACGTAGCGCCAGTCCTTGACGACGAGGCCATTGTCCCACTGGTAGAGTGACTTGTAGGCGCGATACCAGCCGCCGAGTGCGTCCTGCACGTCGTCGAGCCCGAGGTCCTCGTGGTGGAGACCTGCCTGCGAGCCCTTGGGATAGGTGCCGAACACCGAGCCGTCGCCCCAGCCGACCAGCCAGATCGAGGTATTGTCGGTCTGCTGCCCGCCTGCGTCGAGGATGTTGATCTTGTTGGGCGAGTTGACGAGGTCCGAGTAGCGCGGGCTGAGCCCGAGATACTGGCGCGGATCGGCGCCGGGGTTGCCGTAGAACATCGTCTCGGCCTGCTGCTGGTTCATCGCCTCGAGGAAGGCGCTGTCCTCGGACAGGCGGAACGAGGCGGTGTTGCCGTTGAGGTCGGCGAGCTTCTGGTCGACATGGCTGCGCGCCTCGAGCATGCCGACGGTCTCGTCGACCTGCGCGGTGGTGCTCTTCGACGGCGGCACGCCCTGATTGATCGCGCGCCAGTAGACCCGAGGCAGCCCGGTGCGGATCGTCACCCGGTGGCCGGTGGGCAGATTGCCCTCCATGAACACCATGTCGGTGAGGATCTCGTTGGTCTGCGAGAGCATCTCGACGATCGGCGCAATGCCGTCGCCCGAGGGGTTGGTCCGCTTGGCGATGTCCGCGATGGTCGCGGCTTGGGTCGAGAGTGCTGGCACAGCGGCGATCCTTACTGATTGCTATGGGCTGGGAACATGCGTTCGGCGAGCGACTTGTCGCCGCGAGGCGAGGTCGATCCCGCCGCGACAAAGCCGTCTTCACTCGCAAGCTCGCCGACGCGCGCAAGCAGGCGGATGATCTCGGGATGGTTCTCAAGCTGCTCCTCGCGGAGGAACTTGGTAAGCTCGGGGGTGCCGAAGGTCTCGAGGCCGAGCTTGGCCTTGGCGAGCGCTGGCGCCTCGAACGACGCCTTCGACTGGGTGAGCCACTCGGTGCGGGTCTGGGTGAAGCCCTCGACGAGGCTGTCGATGGTGCGCTGCACCAGTGCTGCGCCGAGGTTGACGATCTCCTGCGCCTTGGCCTGCGGCAGGTTCAGTTCCTTGGCGACGCCCTTGAAGCTGTCGATGCTGGTCGCATCGAGCACCACGCCCTCGGGTGCGTCGAAGTCGGCATAGGCTTCAGGCGCACCCTCGGGGGGTGGCTCGGGCACGGCGTTGGCGTCGGGATCGGGGGGCGTGGCGTTGGGGTCGGGTGCCGGGTCGCCGGTGACGAGGCCCTCTGGAGTGGGCGGATCGGTAAGCAGGCCGGGTGTGGCACCCGCTGCAGCCGGTGTCGTAGCTGGGGCGCTGGACGGAGTGGCTGCAGCGGGCACCTGTGCCACCGATGAAGCCGGTGGTACGGGGGAAGGGGATGCTACAGGAGGGGCAGTCGCCATTCAATCGTCCTCATTGCCTAGCAGCAGCACCAGCTGGTGCGGGGTCCACCGGGCTGCGCGATCCAAGATCCACAGCCCCATGTTCCGCTGGCCCTCGTTGAACGCGGTGACGGTGGGGTCGCGATCATAGGACACCCTCCATACACCGGCCTGCGACAGCCACCGCCGCGCGATGCGACGGCCCCTCGGGTCGGCCATGAGCCATCGGAAGTCCCCCTCGTCATTGGCCTCGGCGAGGCGTTCCGAGGCCTTGCGCTCCTCGTCCGCCTGCTCTTGGCCCCGGATGTCGAACGGGTCCAGATCGCTCATTCGACGCGCATCATAGCGCGTGTAAACGACGACACGCGAACCCCATCACATGACCCCCGCCCGGTTGGCGATGATCACCACCGCGACGACGATCAGGAGGCACTGGATGATCATGTTGAACGGCGACGGCAGCGGCAGCATCGACACCGCGTAGCAGAGCAGCGCGACGAGGATGATGACGATGATCGCGAAGATGAGAATGCTCATCAGTAGGTCTCCGCAGAGGGGCTGTTATAGCCCGAGAACAGCGACATGATGTCATTCGCCGCGTTCGAGGTGCCCCCCTTGGTCGGCACCGCCCCGAGCTTCTGCGCCGTGTCGGCGCTCTGGTTGACCATCGCCGCCTGCTCTGCCGCCTGCTGTGCCTGTGCGCGCTGGTCGCGGACCAGTGCCGCCTCCTCGCTCGAGACGATCAGGTCGGGGTCGACGCCCAATGCATCGGCATAGGCGTCGGCCCACTTGTCGGCGTCGAACTTGTCGAGCACCGTCGGCTTGAAGCTCGCCACCGTGCCGAGCGTGCCGACATAGCGGTCGAGCGCCGTCGTCGAGACTGCGCGCTGGGCCTGTGCGAGGGTCGATATGAACTCGACCCTGACCGGCATGCCGTTCATCTCGGGCGGCGGCACCGGCAATATGCCTGCGGCCAGCGCATCCTCGAACGTGCCGCCGACCAGCGGTGAGAGAAGCTCGTCGTGGAGCCGCTCGAGCACCGGCCCGAGCATCAGCAGCTTCTCCTCGTGGCGCTCGGCGACCTCGGTCGCGGTCATGTTCTTGTCACTCTGCGCGATCATCAGGAACAGGTCGGCGTAGAAGGTGCTCTCGATCCGCTGGCGGACGTCCTGAATGTCGGCGAGCAGGTGGTTGAGGTCGAGCCGCACCTCGAACAGCGAGCCGATCGACTGGCCTCCAGCTGCTGCGATGTCGAGATAGTTGACCCCACCGGGCAGCTGGTTGATCTCGCGGCCCTTCATCGCCGAGGGCACCTGCAAGGGCGGCTTGGTCATGTAGTCGATGCCCTGCGCCTTGCGCAGCTGCTCGTGCTGCAGCTGCTTGATATCGCCCAGCGCCTCCATGCCGGGGCTGTACCCGTAGATGTCGTTGGCGTTGGTCTGCCAGCGTGGCGCCAGCGGCCTGAACCGCTTGAAGCCGCCCTCGCGCAGGTAGACGTTCGGCGGCGTGCCCTGCTCATAGTAGCAGCTGCGATAGGGCATGTTCTTGGCGTCGCTCTTGGTGCGATCGCGATCGGCACGCGGCTCGATGACGTGCATGATCGGTATCCATGCATCGAGGTTGCCGTTGTTCCAGAGGTTCTGCACCGTCCCCGAGACATTGTCCCAGCCGAACTCGCCGACCAGTTCGTGGACGGTCTTGGAAAGCTCGCGGAACAGCGTGTTGACCCGCCCTTCCGCGTCGGTCGCCAGCGCGTACTGGCCGATCGTGCAGGGGTAGTGGTGGATGACATTGTCGAAATTGGGCAGCGGGATCGTGACCGCCGTGCCGAAGCAGCCCAGTTCCTCGTAGCAGGTCTGCAGCGCCCGGTAGGTGTTCGAGCGTGCAAACACATCGAGCATGATGCGGCGCACATCGGCGAGCCACAGCTTGACCGAGTGATATTCGGTAAGCTCGGGGTCGGCGGTGGTCAGCCTGAACCACGGCCTCGCAGGGCTCGTCACCCCCGCCATCATCCCCGAGGAGAGGATGCGCAGGGCACGGGTCGCGGTGTTGTCGTAGATGTTGTTGTGGCGCTTCTCGCCCCGGTTCGCGTCACTGACGAGGAACTGGCCGAGCCTCGGCTGGAGGACGGTCGAGATCTCCTGCCAGTGCGGAAACCATGTCGAGCGCTCGGTCTTGAGCACCGACCATCGCTCGTTGAGCCGGTCCTTGTGAGGCATTCCTCCCGAGCCGGGGCGGTAGGTGTCGGGCTTCATCCGCCGAGCGCCGAGGTCGAGCCGAGCAGGCCCTGCACGCCGCCGCCCAAGGCGGACGAGATCGACGAGCCAAGCCTGCTGGTCAGCATCGTCGAGCCGATCCCCGACGAGTTGCGCAGCGCGTTCATCCCGCTGATCACGCCGAGGTCAGGGGTCTTCTGGTTGAGCCGGTTGTTCTCGCGGGTCTGCCGGGCGCGCTCCTCGGCGGCTTGGCGCTCGGCCTGCCGCGCGCCCTTCTTCGCCGCCTTGGCCTGCTTCTGGCCCGCATAGATCGAGGTCCCCGCGCCGATGACGGCTGAGCCTATGATCGCAGCGGAGATCGGTTCGCACATGCGGGAGGGGCTCCATCAGGACTGGATCGCATAGGGATCATACTCGCCCTGCGCCCGCATACGCGAACCCCTCGCCGATCGCAGGTCCTCCATGCGCGGCGTGTCGATCAAGGCGAGGATCACCGCCGAGGCGCGATCGGGGCTGCGGCCCGTCCGCTTGACGATCTCCTCGCGGCTCTCGACCTCGATGATCGGGCCTCTCAGCCTCCACTTGGGCGCGGCAAGCTCGGCGAGAAGCTCGGGCTCGGGGGGCAGTGCTGCGCCGTTGTTGGCCTCGGGATCGAGCCACTCGCGCATCCGCCACCACAGTTCGGATCTGAGGTTCTGGAAGCTCAGCCGCCCCGAC